TGGCGCAAGTACACAGGGGCTAATCAGCACAAAACCCACGCTCATTTCTCGTTTAAGAAAACGGCTGATAATGACGGGGCTTTTTTTCAGATACCTATGTTAGGCGGACAATAATGAAGAACATGAAGAACCCTGCAATCCTTGCTGCTGGAGCATTCTTAGCTGCATGGGCATCAAGTAACTTTGACCTTGACTATCGCGCGATCCTGTGGGCTGTGCTGTCAGGTGTATTCGGATATGCGAGCCCTAAAAAGTGACACAGGCAGACTTCTTTCAGCTCTACATAGCCACACTTGTAACATTGGGTGGCTTGGCTGGCTTTGTCATTACACACCTTATGTCTGAAATCAAAAGACTTAACGGGCGTGTCGATGAGATTTATAACCTTCTCCTAGAGCGATAATTTTCCTATGGCAAGGAAAAAGGTTATAGACCTAGACACATACAACGCACTAGATGCTTGGGCAATCGGCTTGCAGGAAATGTACAGAGCATTGCGTAAAGCAGGCTTTGATGTTGATTTAGCCTTAGCAATCATTGTCGAACCTATGTCATATCCGCGTTGGATCTTGCCTGATCCAGTCGAGCCAGAGAAGTTTGGCGATTACGAAGATGAGGATGACGATTAAGCGAATAGTCGTAGTCTCGGATCTTCAGGTTCCGTACCATGACAGGGTTGCAACCCGTAACCTTGCAAGCTTTATATCTAAGTTTAAGCCAGACCAAGTAGTAACCATTGGCGATGAAATTGACCTACCCCAAATAAGCAAGTGGGAAGAAGGTCGCATGGGCAGTTATGCCCAGACCCTAGATGATGACCGCAACGAAGCTGTGCAACTACTCTGGGATTTAGGCGTTACAGACTGCATTCGCAGCAACCATACAGATCGTCTCTATAACATCATTATGGCTAAAGTACCTGCCTTTGGTGCTTTGCCAGAGCTGCGCTTTGAGAAGTTTATGAAGTTTGATGAACTAGGCATTACCTTCCACAAGAACCCCATGCCTATTGCGCCTAACTGGATCGCTGTTCATGGTGACCACACACCGATAAAGCCACAAGGGGGCTTATCAGCCCTAGAAGCGGCTCGTAGGCATGGTAAGAATGTCATCTCAGGACATACGCACAGAGCGGGGCGTTCTGCCTTCTCAGAGGCTTCTGGCGGTCGTATAGGGCGTGTTCTGCATGGTGTCGAAGTAGGTAATCTTATGGACTTTAAGCAGGCTGCGTACACTAAGGGCGTGGCTAACTGGCAGCAGGCTTTTGCTATCATCTATGTGAACAAGGCTAAAGTGCAGGTAGATCTAATCAACATCGAGAAGGACGGCACCTTCATAGTCGCTGGAAAGTCCTACGGCAGACCTAGATAATCGTTATCAAGTCGTTACCTAAATGTGCTTGATTAGTCGGACACTTCTGTCACACTAATCTCGTAAGCCAGTCAAGGGCACTGGATACAGATAGGTAAAACAATGAGCTTTGAGATGCCAATTATAGTGCTGCTACTCGCAGCTAATGCTTTATGGTATTTAGTAGGTTGGGCTAAAGGCTTTAACGAAGGCAAGCGTGAAGGCTTGATCGTAGCTAAGTCATTTCAGCGAGTGACAACAGATGCGCGCTAATGAAATCCTACTCACAGCCACCGACACAATCCGCGATCGTGGGCTATCGTATGGTCACCCTGCGGATAACCTGCAACACACAGCGATGCTCCTCAGTGCATACCTACAAACACCGATCCATGATTATCAAGTGGCAGGCATCATGGTGCTTGTTAAACTTGCAAGGACTAATCAGTCAGCCCAGCACATCGACAACTGGGTCGATCTATGCAGCTATGGCGCACTCGCAGGACAACTAGCAACCGAGGAGAACGATCTTTATGTTTAATTTAGCCGACTATGAACCAGTTGAGGTGAGACTTGAGAAGTTTATTAAGGACTATCCATCATTTCGTATTGCAACAGAGCTTGAAGTGGTCGAGGCAACTCGATACATTGTTAAGGCGTATCTATTTAAGGATGCTGGCGATGGCGTTGCGTGGGCAACGGGATACGCTGAGGAGACAGTTTCTAGTCGCGGTGTTAATCAGACTTCAGCATTGGAGAATTGCGAGACTTCGGCAATCGGCAGAGCACTTGCAAATGCAGGTTATGCGCCTAAAGGAAAGAGACCAAGCCGAGAGGAGATGACTAAGGTCGTTGCTACAAAAGTAGCAAAGCCACCTGTCCAAGAAGTCAAAGCAGACGATCAGGACTATTGGACTACACCTGTCAATGAGTACAAAGGCGTAGTAGATGCACCTGTAACACTTGAGAAGGCTATGGAGAATGTAGCCGCGATCATTGGAACAGCCGAAGCACAGGAATCACCAAGCTGCAAGCATGGAACTATGCAATGGCGTGAAGGTGAGAGAAACGGTCGTAAATGGGCAGGCTATCAATGCAACCAGATGAATTATGGCGGTGTTAAATCTGACTGTCCGCCTATCTGGTATCAGATCGGATCAGATGGTAAATGGCAACCACAGAAGGCGAGAGTATAAATGGGTAACATCGGTATTAAGATTAATGGGGAATGGGTAGATCTAATGTCTGCCTTTGTACCATGTCAGTTATGTAATGAGCCAGTACAGATTAGGAACCTGGTTGATTTATCTCAGGATGCAATTAATGGCACAGTCTCGTGGCAATGTCTGAAATGCAGTGCAGTCAATGGATGACTCAGAGAAGCTGCTTATCGTTTTAGTATTGTTTCTATTTATTGGTGGAATCGCTATGGGTTATATGACAGGTCTTAATCATGGCTAATTATAGAGACGAGTCTAGGTTTAATGAGATTTATCGATCTCCTATTGACCGCCATGTTTACAGTTTTAGCGGATATGCTGGAGTCGAGAACTGCTCAGACTGTGATGCATTTACACAGGTCAATGAGTACGATCGAATTCATGATGGTGCTGTTCTATTCTTCTGCAACAGATGCGAGAACAAACATCATCTATGAGTCAGCACAGGAAGCACAGAGGTTTTCGCACAGAGCGCGTTGTAGCTGAGTACCTATCGACTTGGTGGCATGGTGCATGTGTGGGAAGGGGTAGTGGCAAGGACATTGTTAATGTGCCTTTTGATGTCGAAGTCAAAGCAAGATCTGGCTTCCAGCCTTTAGCGTACATAAAGCAATTAAAAGCTCGAACCGACATATCGGGGGAATTGGGGTTCGGGGTAATACGATTAAACGGACAGGGTGAAGATGCGCGTGAGTATGCCGCCATCATCCGTTTAGAGGATCTCTTGCCACTACTCATATTAAAATACGGTCACCTAGACAAAGAACCCACAGAAGCAGACATAGACCGATGCTCTGGATGTGGGTCATACATGATAAGGAAGTGTTTAACTTGCCAGCCTATGACTACAAATGCACCAGATGCAATCTTAATCAAGAGATCAATCATGGATGGCACAATAGACCAGTAGTCTTATGTAACTACTGCAACGAGCCAATGGTTAAGGTTATAGGCGCTGCAGCTACTCACTTTAAGGGCAAAGGCTTCTACTCAACAGATAAATAGTTATCCACAGAAGTTATCCACAGGGTAATGATAAGGAGACATTATGAAACGACACACCGCTCTGAGCAGGACTTTTACAAATAGATTTGACAGCGATGGTACGCTAACGGCGCAGAGCCTCTCAAAGGCTCACCGCGAGCCCCTTCGGGGCGTAGCTCGCGGGGTGCTAGTAGCTATTGGGATAGCTCTATGCTTTATGCCTGAAGCAGGTGGATCTAAACCAATGCAATATGTTACTTATAAAGAATATGCTTTACATTTATTACATTATGATTATGAACAATACAAATGCTTAGCCATACTCTATGGTAAAGAATCAGCCTGGAATCCTAAAGCTGTTAATGGATCACACTATGGAATACCACAAGGTAAGAGTGAGTGGCTTAAAGACCAAGACGGCTATAGTCAAGTACGATGGGGCTTAGCATATATAGAACATAGATACTCTAATCCATGCAAAGCATTAGATCATTGGAAGGCAAAGAATTGGCACTAGATAAGTTAAACAGCAGACGATACCGCGAGCAACGCGAACGCGTGTTCATGCGTGATGGTAGAAGCTGCCAGTTGTGTGGCACAGATGAAGGTGAGATGCATATCGATCACATCATTCCACGCAAGGTAGGTGGAGACCATAGTCTTGATAATCTTCGTGTTTTGTGTAAGTCATGCAACTTACGCAAGGGTGCGCTTAATGAAGGTGTTTTTTTAGCACGGACGGCTACCCCCCCTGTCTTTCTTGGCAATATCTC